TCTAAACTTCCTGAAGATCAAAGAGAATCTTTTGCTATTCCAGAAGAAGTAAATGCTGAGAATGAGCAAGAATTTCTTGATAAGAAGTTTAAAGAGATTTATGCTCCTGAAGAAGATCCTTTGAAAGATATTCATCCATTGGCTAGAGAAATCATTGATAAGTCAAAAGAAGAAAATTTTAGTGCTGAAGAATTTATAAAATCCAAGGCCGGAACCACTTCATTATCACAAGCAAGTGATGATGATTTATTAAAGGCAAAATATATAAATGAGATAGGAATTAAGTCTGACGAGAATCCTAATGGAATGACTGAAGAAGAAATTCTAAAAGGTATCGATGAGATGAATTCCTTAGAGAAGAAGAAATTAGCAAATGAAGAAAGAGTTAAGCTTCAGAAACAAGTTGAACAGTCTTTTAATTATAAGCCAGATCCTGCTGCGATGCAGAAACAGGTTACTGATTATAATAAAGGAGTTTCAGATTGGGCTGATAACTATTTTTCAAAAGGTACTGAAAACTCTACCGAAGAAGAAAAGAAAGCAATTATTTCTCGTAGAACAATAGCTGGTGTAGATTTAGGCGAGGCCAAATTCCAGGAGTTCAAAGAGTCTTTTGCTAAAGATTTTCAAATTGGTGAAGATGGTAAGGCATCTATTCAAGAAATGTTATTGAATAATGATGAAGCATTGGCGAAAGCTTATTTGTTTTTAAAGAATGAAGATGTAATTCGACAGGCATTAACTAGAAAGTTCAATGATGGCGTTGATTTTACTATGGAGAAGTTACTTCCTAATGGTAGACAAATCAGTGGTGCTCATGGAAATGCTGGTAAAATGTCTCAAGAAGAAATTGATGCTAGACTTAATGCTCCGGAAGGAAGTTTTGGAGATTAAGAATTTTTTGTAAAGACAAAATGATTTAAAAATTTTTACTATGAGAATTTTACAAACACCCCCACAAGGGTTTGCTAATGAAACAACAACAGCTAATCACATGCTGACTTATGCTATAAATAAACCAGAATATTTGGCTACTATAGCATCGTTGTACAAAGAAACTGCTCCTTTTTCAAGTTTACTTGCACAGAGAGGACAGATTTTAAAAGGTTCTACATTTGCTAAAGTA